CTTTACCAGCTTTCTTGCGTATTGATCTAAGGAAAGTTCTTAACGTATCATCAGTTAATATTCCATTAGTACCGATGGTACCAGATGGGGATACAACTGTTGAGTCGTATGTTGATGAACTGTCTCTGTCAATTACTGCGCCACTGCTTCCTTTCCAAGGATCGTAGTTGTCTGTTGAACAAGCACCTTGTAAGTTGGCTTCAGTTTGTGATGAAATAATTCTGTCTAATGATTCCCAGTTAAGTGAACCAGTATGGACAGCACAAGCTGCGGCTGCTCCTGCTTCTACATCTGCTAATAACATTCTGTTAAGCATTTCTTTATGTTGAACTGCCATGAATAGTCTAAGTGAACCTAGACCACCCCAGATGTCATCTTTAGAGTGTGTTGCAAGCCATTCCATTACCTCGGAGGCACTGAATGGTAATTGAGCGGTTTTTGGTCGTACATCAATTTCTGCAAGTGTTGGTTTTATGGTGTCGGCAATTAATCCACCTTCAGCTGTACCACCTAGGGCGGTATTGTTTCCACCACCTGTGTCTACAAGTGTGTCTGCTTTAGCTGTTATAACTCTCCAACCTGATTTGTCCCAAGGATACTTTGGTAAGATACCAAATGCATTGGCTTCAAGATTAAGTTGAGCCCATGCGTATGCTCCGAACACTGCGTTGAAGGTACCAGAAGTACTGGTTGTTACAGGTGCGTCTGCCTTTCTCAAAGAGTTACGGTTGTAGCCATAGTACAGTGCTTCTAATTCATCAATGGTTTGGATCTTTACCATGGTTGTTCACCCTGTTCTGGACTGCCGAAATCTCCTTTCAGAATACGTCTTCCGACTGCTCCAAGATCTTCATGTCCTGCTTCACGAGCTGCTTTAAGCACCTCGTTTAATTGAATACCAGAAGATTTCTCTACGGCTTCAAGTGCAGCACCCGGTCTTGGGGTTTCTGTAGTGAAGGTTTGTGTTGATTGACTAAAGCTTTTCTCTTGCATGCTGAGATTATTTTTGTCCTTCTCTTCTGCATTTTCAGCATCAGATTCTCTAATTCCAGCTTGGTTTGAGTTGCTTTGATAGTCATCAGGGACTTTGACTTTTGCACCAATATCGTCTTCTGCTGAAGTTTTTGGCTTCAACGGTAGATCTGTTGGTGTTTCCATGGCTTTAATTCGGGAATCAAATGAATCAACCTTGCGACCAATTCCTGAAATTTCCTCTTTAAGACCACTGATATCGAATCCTTTGATGGTTTCTGTCAATGCTTGCAATGAAGAATCGAATGCAGATTTCTCTACTTCGTCTTCTTTGCGCTCTTCACGTTCATCGTCTTTAACGTCTTTATGTTCTGTCATGTCGTTACTATATATACTCTATTTGATATATATAAGTATGACGCTTAAATGCGCTTTTTTAGGTCAAATTGTAACTTTAATAGATCCAGAATAGATTTATTATAATTCCCTACTGATGACCCTGTAACTGTGTCATCTTCGCCTGAATACTTTGGTTCTTTTTGTCTTGGTCCTCTATCTCCTTCACCTGTATACTCTTCTTCTTCTCCTACTCTTGGATCATCTTTCTGTCCTGTACCTTGTTGTGAATTATCATAGGCTCCCCCGACTCTAATTCCTCCTGACCCACTACCAGGATCTGCTATGTTTATGGATTTTTGCAGTGTTTCAGAAGTATCTTCACCAGGATTGGCCTCTCTATCTATGAATGTACCTTCTATTGTTTCTACATCACCTGTGTTAATATCTTTATCATTTTGGGCTTCTTTCTTCTCAGATTTATTTGTTGGTTCATCGAAACTCTCTGCAGGTTCGTCATTATCAAGTCTCATCTTGCCGTTTACACCGTCTTCAGCGTTTACTCCGGCCATGGCTCTGTCATTCTTTATAGTATTTCCATCATTTGGATGTTGAGATTCATCGTCATTCCAACAAACTGCATCATAGTGCATACTTCTACATGTTTTTGGTACTCTTTTTGGCATGTTTAATTTAGGTGCTTGTGGATCTTTTGTTTTATCAACATCAGACAATACATCGTCAGACATGTTGGTATGATTTCCTTTTGGGAACATTGCACTGTTATGTGTATGTGCTGCACCTGTTTCACCTGGTCCTTTGTCATGATAGTTGTCATGTATAACACTTTTTGGGTCTATTTTATTTTGTCTTATATGATTTCTTATTGTGCTTGTCTGGCTGTCAGTATACGGTGTATGTGAGTGTACTGAAAACTCGTTTGTTTTATCATTATGTGTGACTCTTGCAGCTCCTGTTTGTTTCATAAATGATGACAAGTCCTTATGTCCTATGCCTTTAACTTGTTCCTCGTGTGACTTTGGGTTGTGTGCAGTAATCTTGCCGTCTGTAGTAATAAAATGTCTGTCATGAATAAAACTAGATGACCCTACGCTTGCATGTAATTTTTGCTCAGTCTTTGTCACGTCCTCTTTTTTATCTTTACTCCATTCATCCAAAACAGTGACCTTGGTATCTTCATCTTCGTCATCTTCTATCTTAACAAGTGCATCTTTCTTAAGTGCATCAGCGTCTTCGTCTTTTACGGGTTCATTCATTGGGTGTAATGTTGACTGTGACTCGTTGTCTCTTGTTTCGCCTGGCTCTCTACCTGCGTTCCCTCCGTGTGGCGGTTCTCCTGTATATTGTTGACTCTGGGTATTCATCTTTTTTTTTTGATCTTCATCGTCATCAGTGTATTCCCTTACTACTGAGTCAGTATTGTAATCTGTTTTTAACAACTCTATTTGATGAAGTATTTCTCTTTTCCTAATTTCAACTTTGATAACCTCCATTGCTTTCATTTCCTCTATCTGTGTATCAGTATACTCTGGTTTGGTTGGTTTAATTTTTGTTCCAGAATTGATAAATTCTGACTCTTGTTGTAATTTCTCCTGATTGCCCATGGTTCCAGTTACTTTTGTATCTTGTATAAGTCCTCTACGTGCCTCTGATGTGGCTGGTTTAAACTTCATAGCCAACGTTAGATTTAATAGATCCAGTGCTTTTTTTGCTGCTCTAGTATAATTGTTAAAATAATCAGTTGTTGGCATTCTTACTATTTTCTTTGATCCGCCTCTTGTTTGTGAAGGATCTACGGTAGTAACACCTGTTTCTTTATCATGTGTTACGGTTGAACGGGCTCTTACTTGTCTATTACCTACCTTATCTCTTTTTGGTTGCTCTTTCCCACTTGGTTTATTCCAGTTTCCTGTCTGTCTTCTTTGTAAAGCCTCACCGGTCATGTTAGGTGAACTTGGTGTTACAGGAGATCCTATAGGTGCAGGTTTTCCTGCAAATCTACCACTTCCTGGAGTATCTTGTGCTGTATCAACAGAAGAAGGTTTCTTACTCATAACACCTGGGATCTTTCTGCCAAATCTGTTTACCTTTTCTCCTGCTGCATTTGTCTCACCGTACTCAGTTTCAGTAGGATCGGCCTCATATTTCTTATCTAACGTATAACTGTGACATGTAAAACCTCCATCACATGAATCTTCTGATTCACATGCTCCCATAGCTGACCCTACTGCATTAGTTGCTGCGCCTCTTGCACTTCCAGCAGCCGAACTAGCGGCTGAACCTACACGTGATGCTGCACCACCTGCTGCACCTCTTGCTGCATTTCCTGCAGCTCCAGCTGCTCCTCTTACTGCGCCTGCTATTGCCGGGGCCGCTGCCCTTGCAGCTCCACCTATGGCACCTGCTGCTGCACCAATTAATGGTAAAATTTTGTTTATCTGTTTATCCATTTTCTCTACTTTATCTTCATCATCATTTCCTGCAGTTATTGTACTGTTTAAATCTTGGCCTATTTTGGATGCTGTGTCACTACCTGCACCTTCCATAAATGCATCTTTGCCTGTACTAAGTGCTGAACTTAATCCATCTGCTAGTTCACGTAGAACTTTCTCTACTTCTTTTAGATCTGCTTCTTCTAACATCTCCTTGTCATCTACATCCATTGCTTTATCATCATCCGCTTGTTTTATCTGTTGAATCTCTTTTGATGCCTGTAGTGCGTTTGCCTCTATCTTGCTTGAACATGATTCTAGAGGATCAGGATCTCTGTGTGTTAATTTAACTTTTTTTGGTCCGGCCATCTTGTCTGTTCCGTGATAGGTTGCTCCATTCTCTTGCGGTTCGCCCCTGTTATTCTCCAGTGCTTCGGCCTCTTCGTCTTTGTTTGGTGTGTTTGGTCCTCTTACGTCTGCAAAAGAATCGTCACCTTTCTCTACATAGCACTTGAACTTGTCACATCTTATGCACATTGTGCCGTCTCCTCTCTCTTGTACGTTGCCTGCCATTGCCTTTGCCACCTCATTATGCTGAGTAATCAGTGCCAATGGTACGGCCGGTTCTTCACATACGGCTACTTCATACTGTTCAAGATCTTTAAGAGAGTATGCCATACTTCCATCTTTTTGCATGATTGGGGTTCTGGCACTCTTAGTTGCTCCACCGAATGATAGTCCCTTATACTTGCCACTTTTAATTGCATTCCAAATCTCATTATCTAGTTCATAGTCTTTGAATATTTCACCTGTTATTGTTATCGCAGGATATGATTTACCCTCACTGTCTGTTATACATGTTGATCCGAAATTTATGCCTTGGCCTACTACTCTGTTTGAATGTGTGTCTGTAATAGGTCCCCCTCGTGCAATCCATATAGGCAGTACCTTTAATAGTTCATCTCTTACTGTAATTTCTCCTTGTCTGTCCTTCATTTCTACGGTTAATACGCCTTCAAACAGTCGTCTGTTACTCTCTACGGTCCTAAGGTCCTTAGTGACCAACTTGGAGAAGAATAACTTGTCGTCCGGCATACTAGTATATAACGGTTCATACTATTTAATATTACCTATAAAAAACCAAGCACACCTAGAGTTTGTCAAAAATGCTCTAGGAGTTACTAATATTTCGGTTTTTGATTACGTCAGCTGTGATAACAAATGCTATAGGTGTTAATACTGCTACCAGTGCGCTTAAGTCGTCAATTGGGATTTTGTCCAATCCTACGAATAAACCAACTAGTCCAGTATAGGCCCATAGACCGTGATACCTGAGTCGACCTGCTATTTCGAATACCATACACTGTACACGTGTACTGCATATTTAAACTTATTCTAAGATTTTGTGCCTAGAGCATCCTTTGCCAATAAGTCTGTAACCAAGTCCTCAAAATATGGCTGGCTGTCTGGATGTAACTTTTCCATATCTCTGTCGGTAATTTTTGCAACTATTAGCATTAATCTCTTTATTTGTTTTATATCACGTTGAATTCTTGCTATCTCTATTGAGTTTCCTCTAATATCATTCTTCTTTGAATTGAAAAATTTAAACACATATGCGGATATTCCAGACACAATCATTAATGTGACTGGACCCCATAGAAAATTTAACTCTTCAAGCATGGTTTATATAGGTAAATTATATATTTAAAGAAT